GAAATGCATTACATGGATAATGGTAAAAAGCGTGGTGGAGCAATTTCTAATGGAGAAATGGAAGTTTGGGCTAAAATACTGATAGGATTAAATAAACCAGCAGGTATGTATTGGTTTTATAGAAATGATTCTCCTAAAAATAGACAACATATTATGATTACTGTTGTTCCAAAAGGAGGTAGATTACCTGCTACTTCTGTTAATGCTAGAGTTGGAAAGCAAATGATTGTTTTCGATACAATTAGTGAAAATAAACCTACTACAACTTATCCTAAAAATGCCACATTTATAGATATATGGGACACAGGTATGAAAGAAGGCCATAGAGAAAGAGGCGGTAGATTTAAGGATGATAGACCAAATCCAATGGGAGGTAATTAATATGGATTTACAAGAAATGAATTTTATGAGTGATATGGATTTAGAGTTGTCTAGAAACTCTTTTCCATATTTCTTTCAAAATGTACTTGGAATGATGTTTCCACCCTATATGGAGGAATGGTTAGATTTAATGAATGATACAGATAGAACAGTTATTATTTGTAGTCGTGACCACGGAAAATCTGTTTTTATGCATTCTTGGGCAGTTTGGAAATTATGCTTTGAAGAACCGCCATATCAAATGCTATACATTTCATCTAACCATAAACAGACTATGGTTCACATGAGAGAAATAGATAGAATATTTAACACTCCAGCATTAAAGAAATTTAAACCGAGTAGGGGATGGGCTATTGGAAATATGACATTAACAAATGGAAACTCAATTCTTGAGCGTTCTGTTGGTTCACAGATTCGTGGTCTTCACCCACAAGAAATTATTATTGACGACCCTTTGAAAGAATTTAGTTTAGTTGGTATTCAAAAAGTAACTGATTGGTTCTTTGGAGATATGATACCAACACTTCACCATACTGCTACATTAAGAATGATTGGTACACCTTTTACTTATACAGATATATTTACTCAACTTGAAGAAAATGAAGCATATACTTTAAGAAAATATCCCTGTTATAATCAATTAGGAGAACCACTTTGGCCCGCTAGATGGAATAAAGATGCATTAGAACAGCGTAAGGCTGAAATTGGTTCTTTAAAGTTTACAAGAGAATATCTTTGTGTTCCTATTTCAACAGGAACAAGTTTATTCGCACCAGAACATATTGAGGCTGCTAAATCAATAGATGACATATTAAGAATATCACAACGCAAACATGATGGATATAAATACTATGTTGGTGTTGACCCTGCTATTTCTACTGATGGAGACTACAATGTAATTATGGTTTTAGAAGTTGATGAAAATAAAAATAAAAGAATCTGTTTTGTTGACCGAGCGAAGAATGTTGAGTTTAGAGAAAATATCAATAAAATTAAATTACTAGGAAAAATGTTTGACCCTGAAATTATATTATTTGAAACAAATACTTTTGCTAAATCATTTACTCAAGAATTAAGAAATATGACAGATTTAAATGTTAAAGACTTTAATACTACTAGGAAAAAGAAAGAGGAAATTATTTTAAACCTGCAAATGAATTTAGAAAATAATAAAATTAAATTACCTTATGGAAATTCAGAAAGTCAAAAGGTTTCCAAAGCAATAATTGATGAGTTATCTATGTTTTCAATTACAGATAGGGGAAGGTTTGAAGGTGTGGGCGCACATGACGATTTGGTAATGGCTTTAGCACTCGCTAACTCCGCTACACATTTAATGGGTGAAACATTCGTATTAATAGAAGATATGGATATATTCGGTGATAAACAACCTGATGTAGTAAATAATTTAATAAATCCGGGAATAATGGGGTTGTGGTAACATGAGCGAAAAAGGCGATAAGTTGCGAGAAATGGCGGTACTTGCTGATGAAGAGGCAGACCTAGAAGATAGGCAAAACCAATTAAAAGATGAATTAAAGAGTTGGTTATCTAATCAAGTTATATCTTCAGATGAAGATATTGCAAAGAACTTATCTACAAAGTTTAATATTAATTTAACTGAAGCAAAGAAACAATTAGAAAAGTTTCCCAAAGAATATATCATACAAGAAAAAAGTATTCCAGAAATAATTAAAGAATTAAGGATTCATAGAAGGGGATTAAAAGGAGAACATAGAGACAAAATGAGTAAGTCAATTGAGACATTAGTTGACGCATACACTAGTCATTTAGATAATTGTATTAAATCTATCTATTGGTTAAATCAATATGAATATCCTTTAAAACATATGAGGTATGTTGAATCTGACTTAAAGAAATTACATTCAGTAAAAGACAAAGAAACTAGAACAAAAGTAGTAGATACTCTTTGCAAGTTTTGGGAGTTAGATTTAGAGAAAAAAGGACTTACTTATGGAAAAGAATATTCTAAAGTTAATAAGGAAATAAGTAAACTAAAGAAAGAATTTAGAGCAACTCTAAAAGAAATTCCTTATCAATCAATTAAAAAATCTATTCGTGAACAAAGTGAAGATTATATTTTAAAATCAGTCTGTGAAACTCCGGGAATTTCTTCTAGAGAAATACATGAGTCAATGCCATTAAAATTATATAAAAGAAATTCATCTCATATTATTTCTAAAATGGTTTATCATTTAGATATTACAACAGTTGATGGTCAACACTTTAAATTACCTGATGATATAAAGAAAGATTTGTATGCTTATACCGCAGCATTTATTGATTCTGACGGTTATATTACAATGGACACAAACTATAATCCAAGAGTAGGACTAGTAGCAACAGGTAATAGAGGTAAGGCTTTTATGGTTGAAATACAAAAAGCATTAGGGATAGGTAAACTACATTTAGACCAAAAATCTCCACAAAATACTCGTTTAATTAATCGTTTAAACTTTTATTCTCAAGATGAAGTTAGAGAATTATTAACTAAATGTTTACCACATTTTAGATTAAAGAAATCTAATGCCAACTTATTATTAGAGTTAATTCAAATGAAAAAAGGTCATAAAAAACAAGAGTGGTACAAGCCTAGAATGCAGGAAATTTTCCAATTAATGAAGTGGGAAAATCATAAAGACCATGTTAATTATGATTTTAGTAAATATGGAATTGACCCAACAACAGTTGCTAAATTACATGACAACTGTAAGTTTGATATTATGAATGAATTAGAAGGTATTTCTACACCTATGTTAAAAGAGGAATAATATGTGCGAGATGATTGAATTGAATATAACGGTAAAACCTTGTTATGAGAGAACTCATGTTGTTTCAGATTGGTGTTACATATGTTGTGCAAATCAAGCAGTTAAATGGGGTAGACCTTATTAGGTGATATTATGTGGTTTGAAATATTAAAGAAGGAAAAGGATGCTTGTTATCACAAAGTCCGTAGTCGCTATAAAAAATGGCCTTCCGCTTATGCTAGTGGTGCTTTAGTTCAATGCCGTAAAGTCGGTGCAAAGAATTGGGGCAATTCAGTTAAAAAAGGTGGAGATAATTTCAAAAGAGAGAAAGAATCTGGATTACACGGTTGGTTCTCAAGAAGAGGTGGAGATGGTCAAAAAGGTTGGGTTTCCTGTCAATCATGCGAAGATGATGAAAAAGGAACTAAACCTTGTGGAAGAAAAGATGCATCTAAAGGAACTAAACAAAGATGCAGACCAACTTGTGCTGCTTGTAAAACATATAAAAGAAGGAGAGGTTAATAATGGAAGAATGGTTTATTGCGTTAAAAGCGCACTGTGGAACACAAAAAGATGATATAGAAGAGAAAACTTTGTATGGAAATCAAAAAGAATTAGATAAGAATAAAGACGGTGAATTAACCGAAGAAGATTTTGAAATTCTTAGAAGAGGCGAATATGTTGAAGATAGCCACGAAGATATGTTAAAAGGTGGTCAATGCACTAAAAGAACAGGTAAATCAAGTTCTAGCCGTTCAGGTAAAAAATGGATGGCTTGTGTTCCTAATGGAAAAGGCGGATATAAGCGAGTTCATTGGGGTCAAGCAGGAGTTTCAGTAACAGGTGATAGAGGAAATACTAAGCGTAAAAAGTCCTTTAGAGCAAGACATAAGTGTTCTGAATGTAAAGGTGGAAATTACTCCGCAAGATGCATGGCTTGTAGGGATTGGTGATTAAATGGTACTTTATGTTCTTTTATCTATTTTTGGACTCTTGGTAGTCTTTTGGGTTTGTCTAATGTATATGTTACAGAATGAGTTTGAAGACATTGAAATTGATTTAGATGTAGAAGAATTAGATAGAGATATGTTTAACGGCTTACACTTATTACGGAGGTTTGACGATTGAGTGGTAATAAAGAAACTATGGAGAAGTTTAGTGATAGTGTCGCTAATGTTCTACAAAAGAAAATTAGATGCCATAAGCAAGATTGTCCTCAAAGACATAAATATGGGCCTTCACCTGAATTACCAATTAATGTGGCTAAAAACTGCACGAACAGTAAAATAAGTAGAGGTTGTGCGGGATATAGGAGATGAACTAGATGGTTGAACAAAGAAGATTTTCAGTTAGAAATCTGTTTAGGAGAAAAACTCCTACTCCAGCAGACAGAAAAACATTTCAAATGGGTATTCAAGAAAGAGATAATACCTATTTTATGTCAGCACCCATTATTTATCATATGGCTCAAAATTCAGTAATTGTTAGAACTTGTACTACACAATTGAAAAATGAAGTATTTAGAAGAGGATTTCATTTTGAAGAAAAGTTTACTAAGAAATGTAAAACTTGTGGAAAGGAACATGAACAAGCAGTTGAACAATGTGTTGAATGTGGGTCAATGGAATTAGTTAAACCAGATAAGAAACAATTAACTTATGCTCAAAACTTTTTATCACATTATGTAAATAAATCTAATCAGTTGTTTATTGATGTACTTAAGGAAATGGAAGATGATTTAAATATCATGGATGATGCATACTTATATTTGGTAAAAGAATATTATATTGACGGTAATGGAGATATTAAACTACAACGCATCAAAGAAATTTATAGAGGTGACCCTGTTACTACTCATATATTTTCAGACGAATTTGGTGAAAGAGGAAATAAAGGTTTTATATGTCCTGTTCATAGAGATAAACTAATAATTGAACCACATGAAACTTGTGAAATATGTAATGCCACACCTAGACCTGTTCATTATGTAAATAGAGTTCATGGTCAAGAAGAGTATTATATCGAAGGAGAAGTAGTACATTTCAGTAAATATTCTCCAAGTAGACTTTATGGTTTATCTCCTGTAATTACTTTATGGAATCACATTACAACTCTTATTGCTATGGAAAACTATGTTAATCAATCATACTCTAAGAGAAGAATGCCAAAAGGATTACTTGCAGTTCAAACTAGAAATATTGATTCAATGAAGACCTTTTGGAGAGCAGTTAAAGAAAAGATGGAGGCTGACCCACACTTTATACCTGTAATGGGAATTGAAGCAGAAAATGGTAAAGGTGGTGTTGAATGGATTAAATTCATGGATAGCCTAAAAGAAATGGATTATACTTCTGTTAAAGATGATTTGAGAGATAGAATTTCAGCGTTCTATGGTGTAAGTAAAATCTTTATGGCCGATAATACAACTAGTGGTGGTTTGAATAATGAAGGTATGCAAATACTTGTTACAAACCGAGCAGTAGAAATGGCCCAAAATGTTTATAACAAATATGTTTTTCCCTTCTTAACAAAAGAGTTCGGGTTAACGGATTGGGAATTAAAATTACCTCCGTCTGAAGAAGAAGATGAAATTGCTAATTTAAGAAAGAGAGAGATTGAAGTGAATATTGCAGCATCTATTAAAAACTTAGGATTTGAAGTAGATATGGATGAAAAAGGTAGATTTACTTATAAAAAGCCTGAACCACAAGAAGGAGAAGAACAACCTAAAGAGGGTGAACAGGCAGAAAAAGACCCTTATGCGGGAACTAATATAGATGCTTCACAATTAGGTCAAATGCAGGAACAAGCATTAGAAGGTGGTAAAAGTAAGCCCCAAGAGAACCCTGCGACCACAAGGAATAAACCCTCAATGAGCGTAGCCCCACCAAATAGAAATACGGGATTACCCAAAGAGGCAGCAAACAACAATGTCGATAGAAGAACAGAAAGGAGAAGTGGTTAATATGGCAAATAAAGATGCAATAGACGAATATAAACAAGCAAGACAAAAGGAAGAAGATAGGTATAGAAGTAAGACTATTAATAGAGATTTAGCACCTGTTGGTAATGCACCAACATTAAATAAAAAACCTATTCCACATACTAATGATATTCCTGATGTTATTCTTCAACCGCCTAAAGCAAGAAAAAGAACTGAAAACAAGTGGTGATTTAAATGACTCTTCTTAAGGCTTATCTTTTAGACACAGACGACCCGTTTGTGATGATTAAATGTTGGTATGAGGATTTGACCAATACTATTTGGAAAGCCCCAAAAAAGAAGACTGAAACTTATTTAGAAATACTACAACATATTATTTCCGAACAAGGTAGAGCAGGGGGATTTAAGTATAAAGACCCCAATACAAAAACTACTAAAACATTAAATACATCTACTTTAACTCAAGCACTTAAGAAAATTCTTGAATTAGATGGTGTTGAAGAATATTTAAAGACAACTGCTAAAGCAGGTGAAATACCCGTAAAAGGTAGCAAAACAATGGGTTGGCAAGGAAGACCTACTAAATCCGCTATGAAGAGTTCTTTTCACAGTAACTTGTTAAGTATCAGAAAATTACTTCAACCATTTGAAAATGACCCTAAATATCAACAAGATATAAATAGAATCAATGCTGCTATTGATAAACAAATTTCAGTATTACCAAAACACTTTAGTCAAATGAGAGGATTTAAAGCAGATTCATATGAAGAACCTGATGATTCTAGAATTTGGGCTACATTAAAACCTTATGAAAATTTATTAGAACAATTACAAGATGTTCAAAAAATTAATGACCAATTAGGAGAAGGTGAATTAGATTCGGACGGTAATGTTGTTTATCCTAGAGCCGCAGTAAGAGCATTAGATAAATTATTTGAACAAGGGCCAAAAGTTATCTTTAAATTAGATGAATTTATTGAAGGTTCTAAAAAGGATGCTTTAGGTAAAAGATTTTCAAATAAAGGTAATAAAGTATTTGAACACGCTCAAGAGTTAGAAGATAAAATAGTTGAAATATTAACTAGTGAATTGACTATCATAAATAATCAAGGTAGATTAGAAAAAATGGAAATGATTGATGCATTACATAAACATCTATATCCACAATTTAAAGGTACAACCGCATTTAGGTCAAAAGAACAAGCATCAAGTGTTTGGTCTAAAGTTAAAGGTAAAAGAGAAAAAAGAAAGAATCTAAAAAGAGCCAAAGCACAAAGAAGAAGAGTTGCTATGGGCGCAACATCGGGTCAAAGAGAAAGAATGTTGGCTACATACAATGATGATATGAAGGCTGCTATGAGGCAATTAGGTAAACAATATTATCTTTTAGGATTAAAAGAAGACCGTTTAGGTGGTCGTTGGCTACAAAGAGCAAATGATGATATTAGAGATTTAGAAATAGGAATTAGGGCTAAACAAAGAGAACTAAGAGAATCATTAGAATATCCTCCAAAAGACGATGATATGGAACAAGAACAATATGACCAAGCAAAAGATAAGCATGATTCTAAAATGGAAAGAAAGTATTTTATGATAAATGCTGATATGCCTGATAGAGAAGAAAAGATTCAAGAAGGCCGTGATAGAAAAGACGAACTATTACGACAACAAGAAGAAAGAAGAATACAAGAAGAAGCCGAACAAATAGAACAAAGACAAACTTCTATTATGGAAACATTACAATCTGGAGCAACATGGAGTAATATATAAGGTGATTAAGATGAATTGGGAAAATACATTAAAAGCAAAGAAAAAATCTCCCCAAGAGATTTTCAAAGAAGTTAGTCCAATATTAGATGATTTGGATAAAAAGCAAAAAAGAAAACTAAAGAAGACATTACAAGCATCTGAACCAACAGAATATTTTGGTCAAGATTTTGCTAAGTTAGGAGAATTAGTAGATATACTTAAAGAACTAGAATTAATTAAGTCTGATACTAAACTAAAGAAAAAGATGCAATCATTAGAAGAAAAGAATATTAGTATTGTTTCAACTGCTACTAAACTTAGAAAAGAATATGAAGAAGTTTATAGAGCATTAAGAGGAATTGTATATCCAAAAAGAAAGGGGGATTTAAGAGATGAATAATTGGGAAAAAGTATTGAAAGAACCAAAAGGAATTAGTGGTGGGCCACCTAAAGATAGAAAGAAAAAGCCTAGATATGGGACTACTACTCCAAAAGGTTCTTATCAAGATAAAATTAACGAATTGCTTAAAGATTATGCTGATGGAAAAATTACTATGGAACAGTATTTGAAAGAAAAAGCAAAATTAGAAACACAATTTCCTGAAATGAAGAAATCTTTATCCTTAGACTTTTTATGGAGAGAAGAATGGCTTCTTATGAAAGCACCAACAATGGTTTTAGATGGTATGGAAGATAGACCTAAGAAATATATGTCTAATCTAAACAAGATTGAAAAGGCTTTGAAAAGACATTTAGATATGGATAAAGAAGTTATTGGCGAAGCACTTAAATTATTAAAAGAATTAAAGGAGATGAAGTAATGAGTAAAGAAACTACAATGAATGAAGAAATGATGATGCTATTGAAAGCATTAGTTGATAAAGTGAATGAATTAGAAAAAGCCGTTTATAATAAAGATAATCTATTAATGAAGTCAGGTTGGACAACTGTAAGTTCTCCTACACCTTCTATGGGTAGTGCTGATATAGATACAGATGCTATCTCAAAAATGGATTGGTCTGATATTAATAAAATAGTAAGTAATCTTGAAACTAAGGGTGGTTATTAATGTCTTGGTTTGAAGTATTAAAATCTAACTTAGATTTAGATAGATATAAGAAAGATATTATGGCTAGATTAAAGGATTTAGAAACTTTGATGGAAACCGAACAACCTAATGAGGCTCAAGTAAAAAGAGCCAAAATTATTATAGGTGATTTAAACCTAGCATTAAGAGAAATTTCTACTGTTTTAGAAGATATGGCAGAAGATAAGACAGTAGCGGATTTAGAAGACCCAAGCCGTAAAAGAGTAAGTTCAGAAATGACAAGTACATACGGTGAATTTGGTTGGAAACCCGAACAAGAAGGAACAACAGGAGGCGATGTTTAATGCCCGAAAAAGTAACAAAATTAGAAAAATTAGTAGAATTAGCAATATTGAAAGCAAAAGAAGTAATTCAGGAAGCAACTGAAGATAGGATTGAAATTAAAGATGATGTAATGGGTGAAGAAGTTAAAGTCAAAAGACCTACAAAGAACCCAAAAGAAGTTAAATTAGGTAATCCTGTTGGAAAAGAAGGATATGGTCTTGCTGGACAAGTCAGTAAGATGGTTTCTATTCACGAAGAATTAAAGAAAGTTTTAAATCCAAATATTACATCTAATGAAGCATTAGACTTTGGAGAAGATTCGGAAAGAACAAGACCTAAAGAATCAACTCAACAGATGTATCTACAAAATTTAGATAAATTAGATGATGATATGGATAAACTTTTATCGGATATGAAGAGTGGTAAAATTACAGACCGCCAATATGTATCAGGAATGATGCCTCTTCTTGAAGAAATGAAAAGATTAATTAGAACCAAAAGGTCATAAGTATGCCTATTAGTGGACTTATGTTTGAAAAGGAAACTAATCCTATTTCAAACAGAATAATTGATTTGTTCGAGAGAACACGCATGGCGTATCTTTCAGCAAGACAGTCACCCAAAGACTATCGTAGTAAATGGGTAGATGCAGTTAAGTCCATTAAGAGTGCTTATGACGATATTGATGATTTATCTAAAAAACTAAAAGAAGTGATTGATGAAAGATTAATTTCAGATAATGATACAAAAGACCCATCATCCGATTCGGCTAAACAACTGTATTCGGCCATCAAATCAGTTCGCTATAATGCAGACATTGTAAAAGACCCCTTCATAAAAGCCTTTAATGATGAAGTTTTAGAGAAATTACTTGAAAATAAAGGCTTATTTGCTCAATTCATTCATTGGGCTTCTAGAACAGGTAATAAAACCCTTTCTGATGAAGAATGGGCAATTTCGGGTGTCAAACCCGACAAAATTACAGGGGGCTATGACGGACTTGACATAGACTTGAAGGGAATGGTGGCCTATATTATTGAACACTATGGGGACGAAAAAGACTCTAAAGAAGTAAAAAGTAAATTTAATGCTGCTTTGAAGTTATTAGAACAATCTTACAAAAGTGAACATACAACTGAAGAATTAGATGATTTACTAGAAGTAGATTTAAAGAAAGAACAAAAGGCAAGTTCTCATTTTTTAGTCCCTAACAAACCAATGTACAGAATCTTTGAAGTAAATGATATTGAAGAATTAAAAGGTTTTTCGGGAGAATATTTAGTTCAAGAGAAGTATGACGGCATGAGAATACAAATTCATAAGATTGATAAACAAATAAAGATATTTTCATACAATGAGAAAGATATTACAGACAAATGCTCTAAACAAGTAGAGTTGATGAAAAAGAAACAAATGCCCGATTGTATTTTAGATGCGGAACTGATGTTATTTGATGGTGAAGAACCATTACATCGTGCCGATACAATAGCAAGAGTTTTTCATAGCCAACATGAGGATGCTATATTAAAGGCTCATGTATTTGATATAATGAGACATGAAGATAAGGATATGACAGATGAACCATTAAGTGATAGAATTAATACTTTATTCCATCATTATTCTCCACAATCAGATGATTTGTTAGCATTCCCATCTAAAAAAGATACTCGTATTGCTGATTCATTAAAAGAAGTTGAATCATATGCAAAAGATATTATGAAGATACCTACTGCTGAAGGAGTAGTTATTAAAGATATGACTTCAACATATTATATTGGTACAAAAAAGAATCCTAAATGGATTAAGTGGAAAAAGTTTATTGATTTAGATTTATTAGTCTTAGATAAGAAAACAACTAAATCTGGACTTAACTCTTATACATTAGGAGCAGGGCCATTATCGGCAGAAGAATCTAGAAAAATGGAACATACAGAAATTGATAATAAATTATATATCAATGTTGGAAAGGCTCTTAATACTAAAGTTGATGTTGATGTGGGTAAAATTGTCCGTGTTAAGGTTGATGAAGTTAAAAAAGGTAAGAATGGGTATAGTGTATTTTCAGCGAAAGTTATTGAAGTTCCCGAAGTGGAATTACCTGAAAAGATTATTACCCTAGATTTACTTTCAAGAGAAAACAAAAAGTCAATGAAATACAAAATAGAGGCTTTAGAGAAAGGTTATACTATTACAGATTATATTCATGGAACGGCAACAATGATTCTTAAATCTAATGTAGATGGTTTTACTCTATATGGATTTGAAGAAGATAATTTAATGTCTAAAAATGCTATTGCTAATATTGACTATTGGAGAGCAGAAATGGACAATTTAGTTAAAAAGCAATTAAGTATTCTTAGAGTAGGAATAAAAAACTTTATTTTAGAGCAATCAGATAAAAAGTCTACTTTAAAAGAAATAGAAGAACATATTCAAAAAGATGATAATTTATTACCAATCTATAATGAAAAGTTAGATGGTAAAATAACTAATTTATCTAACTATTTAAGAAATAAAGCAGATGATATTTTATATGATGGTAATAATATTTTTAGAGCAAATGAAGACGCTATTGAAAAAGAAATAGAAGACCCTCCAATTAAAAAGGAATTAAAAACTCCAGAAAAACTAAGAGAAGGTAAATTTAAAATTTATTTGCGAGAAGATGATAATTTAAATGTTTCCTTCCAATTAGGTAAAGAAAATGTAACATGGTTAGTAGACATTAATAATGTTGATGATATTTACGGATATTTAGGAAAAGCATCTAAGTTTCCAGCAATAGTCGCACCTAATATTGATAAGCATAAATTATTAGATGAAGGTGATGTGACATTAGGTTTACAAAGACATGGTTATCACGAATATCAGATTAAAGGTAATAAGTTTGATACTAGATTACACTTTAGGGTTATACCCGTAGATAAAGAGAAAATGTGGTTATCATGGTCTGGATATAAGCAAGAAATGAATAAAGAGGTAAATGATGAGGGTATTTGGGATATTACACAAGATAAGTATAACAAATTAACCCTACCTAAAGAGGATTAGGCTACCCTTTATATAGAGAACAGGAGATGGTAATTGTGTCCCAAGCAAGCGTACTGTTAAAGACAGATTTAGATAATGAGTTTAACATAATTAAATCAGATAATTTAGTAATTGGAGGTTATGCATCAATAGAAATTGTAGACAAACAAAATGATTTGATTACATTAGATGCATTACAAGAAGCAACAATTAAGTACATGGGAGAAAAGAAATTCAGAAATGTAATGACAAACCATTCAAATGTTCAAGTAGGAGAAGTTTTAGATAATTATAGAGATAAAAATGGTAAACTATGGAAAACAGAAGTAGATGATGTAGGATTATTTGTAGTTATTAAAATGAGAGATGACATAGAAAAAGCAAAAGAAGTCTCAAGAGGAATAAGAAAAGGAACATTAAGAAGTTTTAGTATTGGTGGACAAGCATTATCAAAGAAAAAGAAAAATCACAAAGAATTAGGTGAATATTCAGAAATAGAAAAATTAGAACTCCATGAAGTAACAATATGTGAAAAAGGAATAAATCCCGAAGCAAAATTTGATATTTTAAAAATGGAAAAAGGAAGTGAAATTATGACAGAAAAGTTAGAAAAAGCATTAGC